ATGAAACTAGTTGAATGTCAGGCATTTGAATACGCCCTAGGGCTTACCAAGGAATTACTTGTAGCAAGACAAATTTCTTTTGAAACCCCTAAAATAGTATGGAAACTTAACGATAGATTTTTAATTGGTAATACACTTCGCTATAAAGAACATTTTGTTCTCTCTTACCCAAAATATTCTCAAGGTGAATTAGATGAACATCCTATCTATATTAGTGAAATTGAGAAATCATTCTTGCAATTAGTCAGAAACACGTGGTTTACAAAATTTGACACTCCATTTGGTGTACCGATTGCTTTGAAGCAAAGTAACGTTCTACTCTTCGACCTCACTATAAAGTTAGTAAGTGACCTAAAACTTTCTGGTCATGATCCTATTGGTAAAAAGCTATTTAATGTATCGTCTATGGAAAGCAAATTAGCATTACCTTTTATAGATATAAAAGATACAGATGTTTTAGAACCAGTTAGTCTAATTACTGTTAATTCTAAATAATTTTTTTGTTACAAAAAAGCACTAGCCTTTATAGCCAGTGCTTTTTTCACCAGTATATCCTCCCACAAACTTTTCAAGTGCTTTGTTCTTCATGTAATTAAACTTACTTCTTGATACTCCCCACATGTGGCAACAGTCCTCCACTGAATATCGCTTATTAATAATGTACTCATTAAGGATAAAACTATAACGTGGATCCTCTACAGCCTTTAGAGCGTCCTCAACTTGTTTAATTTGATAAGCTAGATCAACGTGATTGACCATGCTTTTTTCGGTGCCATTCCCATATGAATGACTTGGCATACCACTTATTACTGGACTAGATACTTGACTAAACGCCCTTATATCACGTTTAAGTCTTGCATACTCTTTTAATATGTTTCTTATATGTTTTATTTCTTGTTTCATAGGAATCACCTTTCAGCAATTCCAGATATATGTAAGGAGGGTGGGCATTTCAGCCCACCACATTATGAATAAAAAAGCACTAATTAACGACACATTGAAACTATATCCTATGCCTTAAAACCCAAATACCAGCCTACAATCGAATTAATTGAAGTCATAAGCTGCGCATCACTCACACCTCAAACCGGCGCATATATTGAATATTTTTCGACACAAATCAGTGGACGAATCTTTTATTTTGTCAATTGTAGGCTTTCCCTACACCTATATTATAAGACTTTTTTCAATAAAATACAAACATACGTTCGCATAAAACTACTCTATTAGCCCTCTTAACTGTTGAATCATTGACACAACCTGATACGGTGTATTCTTCATGTCCGTTGCTCTGTTCTGATACCAAAATTGAGTTAGTAAGCTGACTGCAAACCAATACTGGTTATACGCTTCAAGTTGTTCCTCTGTGGCTGAAACCGCAGTTTGAATGTAGTTTGAAGCACTATCTATATATTGTTGAATCATATCATCATCGTCTGAAACTTCTATCCTAAGACTTGCCTTAATATCTGCTGGTGTTATTGCCATATTCTCACCTCCTAAATTCTTTAGTTATATGTATAAAAAGGGTGGCCGAATTTTCAGCCACCCCCTAAAATTACTTATATGTTATTTTGCTGGTGCGCTAAGTGAAATATTTATTACTGCATCTTTAGAAATTACTTCGTAATCGTTTCGAACGATAACGGATAGACCTTGACTGAATTGGTCGAACTTATCCCATTGTGCTGTTACTTGGTTACGTCTAAATACTGCTACCGCTTGACTAATATCTCCACAAAGCACAGGGAATGAACCATCTGAATTATTAGCAAGCACTTTGTCGCTAATTAATGCAACTGGTGCACCTAACAAGCTAAATCCACTTGGTGCAGTTGGGTTTGGTTGTAACAGATAACGACCCTCGGAATCTTTCAAGGTATCAAGGTAATTAAATCCTGATTGGTTAACAATGAACATCTTATCTAACGCTGGGTCTAACGTTACATTAAAGACTTTCTTCAAATCATCTACACCCGTTGCGGTTGCCTTAGCAAAGTTTGAACCAGTAAGCAGCGTCATAATTTGAGAATTATCAGTATTATCAACTAACTGTTGTAACTGGTTTTTAACTTCACCAACAATATCAACTTCTGCATCTTCGACAACTTCATTAGATAGTGCAATCTTACCAGCACGTGTTTTTACATCAAAGGGAACATCAGCAAACATATTTGCGTCAACATCTGCAATATCTGCAAGTTCTTCCTTAGTTGCTAAAACTGCGGTTTGCTGACTTGTTGCGATTGGATAGTGACCTGAACCAGTAGAAACTTGTTTAACCGTTGCATATTGTGCAAGGTTGTATTTTGATTGTTTTAACTGAAATACTGGTGTGATAATTTCTTCTGGAATAACTGCAGCCGCTCCTGATGTTGTAATTCCATCACGTAATTCACCACGTGAACGAATATAATCTTCAAATGAACGTGTTTCTGTCTGCTTTTCTGGATCAATAATTGTTTTCTTTGTCATAGTATCATCTTCCTTTTCTTTATTGATAAATTTTTCATAACTACGTGTATCTACTTGAACATTGGTATCGTCATATGCTGGTACAGCGACAACGGAAACATCAAACAAACTCTTAACTGCATTAATCGTTCTTGTAATGTTTCCATCATCATCTTTTGTCCATGTATCTGTACCATCATTCACTTCAAAACCAAAACTGCATGAATCAACATTGCCAGCCGTCACTTGCTCATAAACATCATTTGCATAGGTCGTATTTGGCAACGTGGCTTTAAAATGAAGTCCTTTATCATCTGTTTCAAGTTCCAACGTGCCAGCTTTAACGCTTGCTAAAACTTGGCTATAATCATGGTTATTCAGCATTAAAACATCTGATAAATCCACTCCATCAAGTGCCTGCGGTGTAACTACTTCTGTAAATCCGCCTAAATCTTTACTTGGTGAGTTCCACACAATCGCATAGCCTGAAATAACTTTACCTTGTGGGTCTGCGTCATTTTGCGCACCCCCTTGTTCAGGTTGTTCTTGTTCTGGTGTTTCTGCTTGTGGTTGATCTGCTCTAAGTTCAGCTTCAACCGTTAATCTTCTGTCCTGTTTCACTATTCTCAGCTCCATTCTTATTAATATTTACAAATATATTGCCATCGTCTGTTACTGGAAGATCTAGTTTATCTCGTGCCTCATTTCTGGTTAAAACTCCGCCAGAATAACCAGCAGCAGCCATTGTTTGTTGGTCTTGTGGGTCTAAACTAAGCAATTTATCAGTATTGAAATTAAATGTTTTATCTAACTTGAAAGCTAACTCACTTGTAAAGCAATCAAAATAATGCTGCAAAGTGCCTTTAAGATATTGAATATTACTTTGCTCGGTGTTTGAGTGCTCATTCTCTAACCCTAACCGTTCAACTGGTAACTGAAATGCCTTAGCAATTTGTCTAGTTGTCCAGTCATTAGAGTTAACCAGTTTTAAAACATCAGTATTAATTTGTAAATTTGAAACGTCCATACCATCATCAACCACAACGGAATTAAGTGAGTTATTTCCTGTTGTTGCTTCATCAAATTTCTTCCTAATGTTTTCCTTAGCATCTTTCCCCAAATCTGATTGGTGGACTTTCACAATTGTTGTGCCATGAACTCCCTGATTAAAGAAACCTGTTAACAATTTGTTTCCAGCAGACTGAATATTTTGTTCATCTTTTAATGAATACAATGGACTAATACCAGTAACTCCATCTCTAGTGAAATACTTGAAATGAAGTATGCTGACAGGCTCAATCTGCTGCTTAGTTCGTCCATCAGGTGAGTAAGTATATGTTAAGACTCCACTCACATCATCTTGTTCAACGACCATTTTGTTATTGGGTATGAATTTAAGTTGATTGCCTGGTAAAATCTGTGCAAATGAATTACCATTCAGCAACATGTTTACCGCTAAAGCATATTTAAAGTGATAACCGTCCATAATACTATTTGGCTTTGAGTTAATCATCTTATCTATTGCATCAGTACCACATAAGATTGGATTACTTGCGATATCACTCGCAATGATATTAATTGCTGCGAATATATCGGAATTTTTTAGTACGCTGGCACTTACAAATGTATTTGTATCGTCACTCGATAAACTTACCAAAGCATCTAAAAACGGATCTTGTGTTGTGCTTGTGGTCTTGGTTGTAAAAAAACTCAATTATCCCTCACTCCTTTCATAGTTAATCAGGAATGCCAGCACAATCATCAACAACCCCGCCAACATTACTGCAATAAAAAAGCCCCATGTAAATGCCACTCCAATTATTAGAAGCAACATTCCTAGGACTAATAAAACGCCTTGAATATATTTAGAAAGAAAATTCTGCACTCGTGTAATAATCGTTTGCGTGTTGGTTCGCCTCACTTTCTTCGTAATAATCCATGCCAGCAACATAAGCATTTATTAATGCAGCGATTGGATCAATACGATTACTATTTCTTGCTTTATCAATCTGCCAGCCATTATTATCAACTTTTAAAATTGCATTATTGACTGCATAAGCTAATATCTTGTTCCCATTATGCTGAATCTTGCCATCATAAAGTTTTTCTCTGAAATCTCTAGTTGGTATATTCAAGGTCTTTGTTCCTTGTCTTACTTCAAACAGCGGATAATTAGCTTTCTCAAATTTAGTTAATAATGCATCAAAATTATATGGATCATATGCAATTGCTTTAACTCTAAAATTATATTTACCAATTATTGACTGGATATATTCAAAGACTGCATCATAATCAATAATTCCGCTCTCTAAACGTGTAATGGTACACTCTTTGGCTCTTTCCATACTGCGATAATCAATACCATCACGTTTTATCTTGCTGTCTAAGCCGTATTTAGTGCCTATCCATGAATGACTATCACAGTAAAAATGACCGTCACCAGTCGGAATTATCCAACTAACTGCGGTCAAATCATTACTTTTTGATAAATCAACACCAATATAAATATCACGATTGTTCAAATTAATACTTTTAACCTTGCCAACACTCCAATCATCTGCGCTTATATAACTATCCTCACTGGCTTGTAGCCACATATTGAAGTTCTTAACTAGAATCGGGATCATATTATTTTGCTTAATCGCCAAATCTACATCAGCTTTTATTTTTTCAGTCATTTTCTTTTTAACTTTTGGCTCGCTAAACAATGGATTAGCCTTTACCCAATTATTTTGGTCGTATACTTCTTCTCTATCGTCTAGTTCCCAGATAGCTATAAAATACCTGTCTGCCTCTGCTTTACCATTTAAAACATCATTAAGCATTTCATATTCAGCGTGCATTGGAACATTCAAATTAAGCCCTGATGTTGAAATAACTGCAAGTAAGGAATTATCTTCTTGTGCTTGCCCTGACTTTAAAACGTTATATACTTTTCTATCCTTGGCCTCATGCCATTCATCAAGAACAATAGTAGTTCCTGCAAAACCATCAAGCGTACTAGTATCACTGGCCAACGCAATCGCCTTACTACCACTTTCCAAATCTTCAATTTCTTGTTTTTGTACCTTTATTCTTTGGCGCATATATTTGGACTTCTTTCGAACCTGGTTTAAGCCACTAGAAAGCATATTGTAACCCAATTTAGCTTGTTTTAAGCCGTTAGAAACAAATAGGACTTGTCTATTCATTGCTGGGCTTTTTTCTCTTAATAAACCATTAGCAGCTACGCCACTGGCCAAATAAGTTTTACCATTTTTCCTGGCCATTGAAATAAAAGCACGATCATATCGCCTGAATCCTGTATCCTTTTCTTTCCAGCCGTATAATTCTGATATTATCCATTCTTGAAATGGTTGCATATCCAACTTACTACCATCCGTTTTTGGCAGGCTCTCGATAAATTTAACAGCTTTTGTAGCTTCTTCTTCATCATAGTAGTAATTAAATTCATCTGTCTTAGAACGCCCTAAATCACGTTTAAAACGTTCGCAAGCTAGTCTAATCTTCTTACCAACTAGAATTCTACCAGCAAGCACATCATCAACATATTTAATCATGATAGCATCGCTTCATATTCATCTTTTGGTTTATCAGACTTGGCTTTGTGCAATTCCATTCTTGCCCGACTAGATATAGTCATTCCTAAATCATTGGCGATGGCTTTCATATCTTTAATAGCTGTACTCATAATTTCAATGTATGGATTTTTCTTCTTTGACCCATTACTTTTGTTGGTTATTACTAAACCATGCTTTGTAATGTCTGTATTGCATGTCTGAACAACCGAATATAGTTTGCAGTAACTAGCTAATAAACTTCTATCAAGCTCTGATACGGGCGTATTTTGCTTTAAATAGGGCACTATCCTATTCCATTCTGTTAAGGCTCTGCCACTCAACCAATCAGGCGCATTGTTATCAAGTTCAGGATACTCAAATAAAGATTTTTCCATATCCTTACGTTGCTCAATTTCTTCATTGGTTAGATGCTTACTCATATCTGCAAGTTGTTTTACCTTTCTACCCATGCAATCAGCTCCTTTCGCTTTAAATTTATCTACAAGAAAAGCCGTTACCATTCCTAGCAACGACTACTCTTACATATATCTGAAATCAATTTATAATATCTTTATTATATCATAATGATAGCATTTTTATTGAAAAAATGCAAACAAACGTTCGATTGATAATTTTAAAAAGGGATTTTTATAAACGTTGAGGTAACTGTGTCGCTCCTTTTTGAAATTTACACGGCCCCCCATTGTTGATATATCAGCGTTTCAAAGATTTTTACTCTCGTTTTTTTCGTTCGTTTCGTGTTTTTGTATTATGATGAGAGTTACACAATGCTTGTAAGTTGCTTTCATCTAATCTTCTTGACCAATTATCCTTAACTTCCTGTACGTGATCGACAACGTCAGCTTTCCTTATTACCCCATCTTCATAACATTTCACACAAATTGGATTATTTTCCAAAAATCGTCTGCTTAATCTTCGCCATGCCGTTGATTTATAAAACTGCTGATATTTGCTCTCATTTGAGTTGTACATACGCTTATTATATCTATACTTGTTAAGTTCCTGCTTATGTTTAACACAATAGCGTTCATTAAACGGTACTAACGTTCTACAACCAGCATGATTACATTGTTTCATTGGTACACTCATTCTTATCACCCCTAATAAAAAGCGATGGCTATTACACCACCGCAATTGCTTAACCTTTCTTGCTACTCTGCTTCAATGTTACCGTATCGAACGCATTTATCTGACTATCACTATTGACTGCTGCCACATCATACAAGACACCGTTCAACTTTGCTAGTAAAGTATCATTAATACTTGGATTGTGTCTTACAACTATCGTTAATAAGTTCTGTTGGTCATTACCTAATAAAGTATATTGTTGTGTCATTGTCTGTGTATAATCACCACACCATAACTTGAACTGTGGTACAAACTCTTGCTTATAGTCGCCTGTATTATCGTCCTCAACTGACTTAACCAATCCAAACTCAACTCTTTGTTTTAATCTCGATATATCATAGTTCAGCATCAT